CATAGAAAAATGTACTACTTTGCACAGAAGTATGACTACGGATGGAATTTATAATTTGTTAATTGGTATATCGCTACTTGCTTTTAAAGTCCAAACTTTTTTAGCACTTACACCTCGTTTTTGCGCAAAACGTTTTGCATCGCAGTTTTCACATACGTGGAAGTAATTGTTGCTTAGTCTTTTTGGATCCATACTACCTCTAGGACGAGTAAATTCTGTATCACAAGCATCACATTTGAGTATAACCATAGTTTTTTTACGATTATATGTGTGTTGCTTTCCTAGTTTGCTACGGCGCATATGCCAAGTATCAATCAAATATTCTTTTATAAACATAACTATATTTACATTAAGATTATAAAATACACCGATAAATACTAGAAAGGAACACTATGAGCATACTAACTTTAACACCAGCAGCAGAGAAACAAATAGACCTTTTGAGCGAGGAGAATGAATGCTATGGCATTACTCTTAACATCAAAGGCGGTGGTTGTGCAGGTTTTGAATACGAATGGGGAACTATTGCGTGTCCAACAGACTTAGAAGAAGGTGACGAAGTAGTAAAAACAGCAAACGGATGTGCGTTTGTGGTAGGAGCTCATAGTTTAATGTTCCTAATTGGAACAGAAGTAGATTATGTAAAAAGTTTAGTTGGAGCAAACTTTGAAATACGCAATCCAAATGCACACAGTTCGTGTGGTTGTGGAGTAAGTGTAAATTTTGATATGGACAGTTTAGTACCACAGTTTTAAGGAAAAATTAAATGGCAAGAAAAGAAATTGATATCGGCATTGAGGGTAACGACGGTACAGGTGATAGTATACGTGAAAGTTTTCGTAAGGTAAACGACAACTTCCAAGAACTGTATGCTGTGTTTGGATTAGGAGGCAGTATTTCTTTTAAGAATATTGACGACACACCTGATAGTTATCTTGGTAACGCAGGAGGCGTTGTAGCAGTAAATCAAACAGAAACAGGTATTGGTTTTTATAAATTTATTAGTGATGCTCTTGATAACGGCGATACAAAAGAAGCTGGTAGAAATAACAACAGTATAAGATTTGAATTTGATGATGTTGATCCAGCAACCCCAGATCAAAGTGGTACACTAAAAGCTGTTATTCATGATCCTCATATTGAAAGAGATCCTGATCCTACCCTATCAGCACCATCAGCATTCCAAGGCATTGCAGCATACGATGACAATACAAACACTCCATTAAGAAACACAAGTGGTACAGGCGATGATATCAACACTCTAGTTACCGCTTGGAACACAACACATTCTGCAAAATCTCCAATCAACGCAGATAATATTATTCCAAGCATAGGTTATAACAATGATACCTATGTAAACATTGCTGGCGATACTATGACTGGTGCATTAGAAGTACCAGCAGGTGCAAGTGGCGCACAAGTTCCACGTACAGAAGAAGTAATTACAAGAGCAGGCAGCGAAGAAAACAGACGTATGCTTGACACGCTATATTTGTCAGACCATCCTAATCCATTAGAAGGCTTCGGTACTCCAAATGGCAAAGATGATTTACAGGCTGTAACAAAACTATATGTAGATACACAAGGTTTCAGCAGTGCTACAAATATATATGTTGCTACTACAGGTGATGATAATCAAGCAAGTACGCCTCCAGGTCAAGAAGGACGTTCTCCTCAATATGCATATTCAAGTATAAATGCAGCAATGACCAGGGCAAGTGAGATTATTGAATCAACTCCATTTGAACCAGGTCCCTATGTTCAGATTATTACTTACGAACAACAAACACTTAATACACAAATTGATTCTATTACAGGTTTCACAGCTTGGGGAGGCGGCGTAGCAGCAACAGCAAGTCCTATTGTTGAGGATTATATCGAAACAGTGCAAGAAGATGTGGCAGAATATGTTGCATTAACCTTTCCAGATTTAATTTATGATGTTGATACTTGTAAAAGAGACATTAAGTTAATCATTAACAGTGTGCGTTTAGACGTTTTAGCAGGACAAAATGTCAACTATCTTTCAAGATGGTCTGGGCTAAGATACAATGCCAACCCTAGTGCAGTTAAAGCAAAAACAACACAAGGTGATGCTACAACACAAAGTATTGCTTTGGCTAGATCAAGAGTGCTTGCACTGCTAACAAGTGAACTAGGATTGAATGCTGGAGATGCAGTATATGATTCATATGCTGATCGTTTCCAAGAAGTTATATCTATCATAGGTGGCACAACCGTTGCACTAGCAGGTACTGGTACAGGTTACACATTTGATTTCTTAAATGGCACATACGACAGTGTAGATCAAGGTCTAGAAGGAAACAGTGATCTTATTGAAGGTAAAATTATTGTTGGTAGACTTAGTGGTGCAAAGGGCATTATAACCGACTATACTAGAACTGCAACAGGTACTACTGATAGAATAACAGTGGATCTTGTAGAACCAATTGAATTTATAGTTGGCGAAGAACTCGAGTACGGTAATTTAACTAGAGATAACCAAGTTACAGTCCGTGTAGAATCTGGTATTTACTATGAACACCTTCCCATTAAACTTCCAGAAAATGTTAGTATCAAAGGTGACGAATTTAGACGAGTTGTTCTAAGACCAAAACCAGGTGTATCACAGAGTGTGTGGGCTAACACATATTTCTATAGAGATGCAGTGGTAGATGATTTGCCTGGTGCATATTCGCCTATTAGCACAATAAGCACAGCAGCAGCAGATGGATCAAGAGCTGCTGGAACATATACTATCCTAAACGATCAATGGGACAGCAACGGAGATGGTATTGATGCTGAATTTAGTGTAGTTGTAGATGGAGTTGGAAATACAACCATTACTGTTACAAATAACGGTGATGGATTTATTGTTGGCGAAACAATTACAATTGCTGATACACAACTAGGTAGCGGTGGTGCTGCTAATGTTACTTTTAATGTGACTGCAACTGGCGGTGGTACAACCTTTGTACACCCAATTAGTGGAAAGAATGGTAAGTATGGTTATCACTATCTTGCAGATCCAAGCATTCCGGTAGAAGTAGGAACAGATGCAGCATCAAATCCAGGTGATTTTGATCAAGCAGCAAGATTAATCGAACTAAACAAAGATTATATTATTGAAGAAACTATCGAATATATAGATGCACAAGTAGCAGGTGGCGCAGGCATTTGGAGTGGTTTTGTTTACAATGAAACAAAATGTAGACGTGATACTGGTTTGATTGTTGATGGCTTTATCAGCGATTTGAGGACAGGTGGCAGAGAAGTTACACTTACAAATCAAGGTGCATACTACGAAGGATCTGTATCAGGTCAAGAACAACAAACAGCAGCAGCACTTACAAACCTAAAAACAATCATGGCTCACGTTTTAATCAACGGTGGAACCAGCAGTTATACTACTTTAGGTTCTGTTGCACAGGTAACTGACGCAGATTATACAGCAGAGACAGATGCGCAAACCAATTCTGATGCACTGGTTGATTGTGTTGTTTTTGCATTTGACGCAAGTTACAACCCACCATTAAACAACAGCGAAATGGATGTGTTGCTTTGTAACGATGGTACTATTGTTAGAAACCTAACAGTGCAAAGACACGGCGGCTTTATGATGGTGCTCGATCCAGAAGGACAGATCCTAACTAGATCACCTTACTGTCAAACAGGTTCAAGTTTCTCACAATCAAAAGGTACACGTAGGAACTTTGCAGGTGGATTGTTTATTGATGGATATGCAGGTAATATGCCTGTAACTGTAGACACTGTAACTAGTGCATTTAACATTACTGTAAGCTCTCCAACAGGCGAAGGCTTGTTTGTTAGAAAACCTCCTACTCCGTTTCCATTCTTTTACAACGGTGCTAGATATCAGGTTAATACTATTACAAACTATGATAAGGCTACAGGTACAGCAACGTTTGTACTAGATGAAACCAGTAATGTTGCAGACAGAATTACTAGAGAAATTGACGATATTACACAGGCAAGTCCTGCTGTGGTTACATTTACAACTAACCATCCATTCAGTGATGGTGATAGAATACAGTTCAGCAACGTCAATGGTATGACTGAAATCAACGGCAATGATTACTATGTTAAAACTGTAAGTGGACAACCAACCAAAGTTGAATTGTACACAAACCTTTCATTAACAGTTGCATTAGACACAACATCGGGATTTTCAACTTACACAGGTGGTGGTAATGTTGCAACAGTTGCAGAAGGACAAGGTTGGACCAGTGGCACAGGCATTGATATTTTTGTACAAAGTGGTGGTAACAGATCAATGCTTGCTAACGACTTTACACAAATCAACGACTTAGGTTATGGTTGTATTGCTATAAACAATGCGTTATCAGAACTTGTTAGTATGTTTACATACTACTGTCATACAGGTTATCTTGCAGCAGATGGTTCACAGATTCGTAGTATTGCTGGTAACAACAGTTATGGTTTCTTTGGACTGGTTGCAGAAGGTGCTGACCCAGATGAGATTGCAACTAGTGTAAACTTAGGAGCAGATATGGTATTTCCTGCTAAAACGTTTAGAGCAGATGGATACTTAAATTTTGCTGGTCCTGATATTCCTATCACAGGTACAATTTCAGAAGGACAGTTATTAACACAAGGTTTCATTAATAAAACAATCACAGGTATTACCCAAGCAGATCCTGCTGTGGTTACAACCAGCTCTGCCCATACATTGTCTGACAGCGATTTGATTACAATAACTGATGTACTTGGTATGACTGAAGTAAATGAAAATAACTTTTATGTAGATGTTTTAAGTCCAACTACTTTTGCTCTTTATACAGATTCAGGTTTAACAACTACTGTTGACAGCACAGCTTACACAGCATATACAAGTGGAGGTGAAGCTACAAGAGCTGCAAACGCTACAGGTATTATCAGTATTTTAGGTGAAGAAGATGTAGTAACTGGTGATCCCAGAAGAATATATGTGCATACAACTACAGGTACATTTAATACAACAAATACTTGCACAACACCAACTTCTACTGATGTAGGTATTCCTGCAAGTGTTGAAACAGTGACATTAGATGCACCAGAGGATTCATTGTTTATGTACGCATATGATCTAAATGGATTCCCAAACAATGTCAGTGAAGTAGAAGTATACCACGATGTAAACTTATATCAACCATATGAAATAACAAATGCTACAGATGCAGGGTTTACATTCAATGGATATGAAATTGATCTAGATACAGCCGTAGGTATTACTTATGCTGGTACAGGTACCGGTGCTGTGCTTGAAATAAGTAAAATTGCTTATCCAACTCCTACTTACCAAGTAAAAATTGTAAGCCCAGGAACAGGTGGTACCTATGCAGCTCTTGAAACTATACAAATTCCAGGAGATCTGTTAGGCGGTGCAACTCCAGCACAAGATTGTACAGTAACTATTGATGATGCAGACGGCGGCATAATTACAGCAGCCAGTGTAACTTCTGGTATACCAAGAATTGATTCAAGCACACCAGGTTTGAGTGGTATCGTTTGGAGATTTAACTTTGGTACTGGACTAGAAGGTACTGCATCAAATGGTTTACAACAGGATACACCACACGATACTAGGTTGGTTGTAAGACATAAACAAAACTTTTTGCTCGACAACTTCCCTGCAGAAGATTTACCAGTACGTCCAAGTACAGCATTCCAATTCACTGCTGATACTACTGATTATGTATATAGAACTATTTCATTTAGTAACACAATCACAGATGGTGTAACTGTTGGCACAGATCAACGTATGGTTACTTTTGATAGCAACTTTAGATATATCGACATTACAGTTGATCGAGGTGGAGATGCTTTACTCGCTACAGAAACTCAATTTGATACTGATGCTACTGTGAATCCAAATTACACCGATATAGTTGGTGCAGTGACAACAAGTGGTACAATCACAATGGGTACCACAGCAGCAACAACAAGTACAGATGGTAGTAGATTTATTGCAATCAGTCCAGTTGATGCCACTGATGAAGATAGATTGTTAAATGCAGATATGATTTTTACCTGGGGAGGTAAACTACATCAAATTGACGGCTATGCAGTATATGATTATCCAGCTGGTGGTGGTGGCACCAGAGAAGTTGGTGTTATTCAAATATCTGATGTTGCAAATAGAGATATCAATAGACCTGCACTAAGTGGTAGTGCATATGGAGGATTAGGATTAAGCACATTAATTACAGATGGATTGGTTTTGAAAGCCGGACTTGCAGATGGCGAAGCAGGTGAAATCACAGTTAATATTTCAACCTGTCGTGCAACAGGACACGATATGTTGGATATTGGTGTTGGTGGGTTTAACACTGCAAACTATCCAGAACGCATTTATGGTCAGCCATTTGGTACTAGTGCAATTAGTACAAACGATGCTATCGACAGTGAAGGCTTTAACAGTGCTGCACAAGTCCAAGAAAGAACAAAAGGGCGTGTGTTTACTGTTATGACAGACCAAGATGGTTTCTTCCGTGTTGGTAGATTCTTTACAGTTGACCAAGGTACAGGTAGTGTTACATTTAATGCTGCACTTGTTCTTACAAACATTGACGGTATTGGTTTTAAACGTGGTGTTCGTGTTAATGAGTTTAGCAACGATGCAACGTTTACAGATGCTAAAGGTGATGCAGTTCCTACACAAACAGCAGTTGAAGGATATATTAATGCACGTTTAGGTAGAGATAGAAATGGTACTGCATTAACCACAGGCATTATTCCAACTGGCGGTGGTTATATTTTCAAACTAGGCGACACAATGGCTGGTACGCTGAACATGGGTCTAAACACATTGACTGGATTAGCAGCACCTGATCCTGCACAGCCAACCGATGCTGTCAACATTCAATACTTTGAAGATAACACTGACGAAATCAATGACATTGGTGACGTAACTATTACAGGAACCGGAACAGCAGTTAGAGGTGACTTACTTGTATTCACAGGAACTGATCAAGAAAGTGAGAACTGTACAGTTACAGGCGATATTGAAGTAACCTATGATCCACTTACACCTGGCGAAATTACAATCGGTTTTGCATCAGAAAGTATTACAAATGATGACATTAGTCCGACTGCTGCGATTGAACAAAGCAAGTTAGATATGAATGCTGCAACTACTAGAGCAAATGCTACTGGTATTACACAAGCAGATTTAGGACTTGCAAGTTTTGACAGTGCAGAATTTACTGCAACTGGTGGATGGATATCATTAGCAACAGGTGGTATTGCTAACGGTAAACTCACAAATGATGATATTACAATTGGTTCAACAACTATTGCACTAGGCGGCACTAGCACCACACTTGCAGGTATGACAGGTATTGCATTCTCAAGTGGTGCTATAAGTGGCACAGCAAACTGGACAGCAACTGGTAACTTTAGTAATGTGGGTACAATAGATCACACTGGTAATATATTAGGCCCAACAAATAGTGGTGCTGACAACGGTGTAAGTATTGGTGCAACAGGCAACAAATATAATGCTGTATGGGCAACTACATTCCATGGTACTGCAACAGAAGCACTATACGCTGACTTGGCAGAAAACTATTTGGGTGATGCAGACTATGAACCAGGTACAGTGGTTGTGTTTGGTGGTGATGCCGAAGTTACAGTGTGTACTGCTAAAGGACAAACAAGTGTAGCAGGTGTTGTAACAACTAATCCAGCACACTTGATGAACAGCGCATTAGAAGGTGATCACGTTGTAGGACTAGCATTACAAGGTAGAGTGCCTTGTAAAGTTATTGGCACTGTAAAGAAAGGTGATATGCTGGTTACAAGTGCCGTACCAGGTTATGCGATAGTGAATAACTCCCCAGGCGTAGGTGAAGTGCTTGGTAAAGCAGTTGGTACAAAAGACACCGAAGATAGAGGTGTTGTTGAGATTGTGGTAGGGAGAGTATAATGGCTAAGCAGGTTATCAACGTAGGAACAACAGCAGGTGATGGTAGAGGAGACCCATTGCGTGATGCAATGATCAAAATCAATGCCAACTTTACAGAACTGTATGAAGGTATTGTTGTACAAACCATTGTAGGCGAAAACGGAACAACACTTGTTGATATCAGTGCAAACAGCGTAAATGCAAATGCATTAACTGGCACAGTTCCAGCAGGTGTTGCTACCTGGGATAATTTGGGTGGCAAGCCTACAAGTGTAGCAGCATCTGGTATATTAGATCTTTACAACATTGCACAAACAGATGCACAGATTGCCAGCGAAATAGATGACCTTAAAGTAGAATTAGGATCAGGTGGTGCAGGTGCTATTGATGCTAGTGTGCTTACAGGTAGTTTACCTGCTATAGATGGTAGTGCTCTTACTGGTATCACAGCAGGTGTTGCATCAAGTTTAGATGGTGATATGACAGGTAGCGTGTTTGCAGATGATTCAACACTGTTAGTAGATGGTGTTAGTGGAACAAT